TTTTTCGTTATAATTCCGTCGGCCTTTCGGAAACCCCCATTCAGTTTCAGTCCAATTTGTCGTTGAATCCTCAATAAATTGATGAAGGGTCTTAACGCGCCCGTCTTTTGTGCGTATCCCCCCAATAACCTGACGATACTTTTCAAACGATATCTGTTCTTCATTTTTATACTGGCTGCTTCGCGTGTATTCACCCCATAATAAACGCCAAAGTTGTTCGAACGTCAATCGTAATAGGTTCGCTTTTTCAGAGATCGTCATCTCATCGATAATACGTTGAATATATGCTTCATCGTTCAAAGAATATTTACCTCGAACGAAATCAACGAAGCCGAATGAATCACGTCGACGTATCATGAGAAACTCTGGTCCAGTTTCACCACAACGAAACGCAATCACGCCGATACTTGTAATTGGAGCGCGGCAATTATTATATACGTGATTTGTTCGATTACAATTATTACAGAAATATTTGTTCGATTCTCCACTGCTTACAAGCGTTCCAGCGTTGGCTACCCCGATTGTATATTTCGTTCGATGATTTCGTATTTGGGTTATTTCAAGATATGATAACGCAGATTTAGGATTATTTACCTTTTGTATTTCGTCTTGGTCTTCCATCTTTAAAATTCGCTTATCGTAGTTCTATCTTTGTTTTTATGTCGTTTCATTATAGGCAACGCAATCGATGCTCCGACTCGACGCGAAAGTATGGGGACCACAATACTGGTTCTTTTTAATGACAGTCGCGGTGAATTATCCGGATCATGTAAATGATGTCACGCGTAAAAAATACTACGATTTCGTCCAAAACTTTTCGATGTGTATACCTGATCCAGAAATGGCTTCTGAGTTTGACCGAATGTTGGGGAAATATCCGGTAACACCATATTTAGACAGCCGCGATTCATTTATTCGTTGGGTTCATTTCATTCATAATCGTTACAACGTTCTCTTGATGAAGGATGAAGTGAGCTTACATGATGCTCTCGAGACATATTATTTACATTATCGCCCGAAGTCTGTCCAAATATTGGAAGAATTGAAGTATCGAGATAAGCTCGTGTATTTGTTATTGTTAGGGGGATTGGGGTATGCGGCTTATTATTATCATAATCGGTAGCTAAATATTCGAGACTATATATAACTTATCAAGTTAAACCTCTTAATAAATGGTAAAAACCGAATACATCGTATTTATTATTACGGCGGTTCTGATTATCAACACATACTATGACGGCCAACCGTTAAAGATGTTCCAAAGCAATCAAAAATGGATTAAGATGGCGACATTCGGGTTCATCGGTCTATCTCTCTTCATGTTTCTACGCCGCAATCCGGAAAACTCTAGGCAATTGTTGTTTCATGCCAACGATATCATCAAGTATATGCCGATAAGTAAAGGAACCGCTGATATGATAACACCATTTTTTGATATGACTGGGCGTGCTGCGGGTGCTCTACCCCCCCACGACGGCGGAGCGATGGGCGGCGCGATGGGCGGGGGGGTAGGTGGTGCGATGAGTAGTGCGATGGGCGGTGCAGTAGGTAGAGGAACACGAATGGCACAACCGTCGATAGTGGGCACAACCCCTGGCGCAACCCCCGCTGAGAGACGGTTGCTGAACTCCGGCAAAAACAGTAGCAAGCGTAGCGTAAGTGAAACAAAGAAAAAGTATGTTGCTGCACAACAGGGGTGGAAATGCGGTGATTGTCAGCGCCAACTTCCCGCTTGGTTCGAAGTAGATCATGTCATCGCCCTAGAACATGGAGGGTCAAACCATGTAGATAATTTAGTCGCTTTATGTCGTGATTGTCATGGGAAAAAGACTGCGATGTCGTTTTTGTAGATTTACGGGTCATATTGTAGTAATGCCTATCGCGGGTTTCGTAGTCATCCCGACATTATTATATCTTATAATTATAACTGAGGGTGTTATCATTATAAATAATAATAAACTTTATGAGTGAAGCTACGGATGATGATTCCACATCACACAGCGAAGTAGAACCATTATCATCAGTGGGGACGGAGGGGGGAAAGGAGGCGGCGGTGGCGGCGGTGGCGGCGGCGATCCGTATTTTAGATCCAAATACCGACGATGGAAAAACTGAAAAAAATGCGATATCTCTTCTTGAAGATTCATTACACATTAAAAAAATATCGAATTATTTACCGATTATCGTGCTTGTTGTTATATTACTAATAACATTCGTGTCTTCTGAATTATTGATAGGGAATTGGCCAATATTCGTATCGCTGATTCTTACATTTCTTTATGTCTTGTATATCCATTATCTTTCTCCGAATAACTTTCTTAAACTGCAGAATGACGAAAATGCTACAATACTCCCGTCGCCACCTGATGAGTCTTTTAACTCAAACACGCCACCACTTTTTACGTGGCCTATGCCAGGGTATGATGATTTTTCTCCGACCGGAGAGGATGTACAGTTCTATGTAATAATACCAATCATCTTTATTCTCGGATTAGGTATGGGATTCGGCAGCATTCAAGCGTCTGATAAAGTAAGTAATTTCGACCTCACACGAAGCATGATAGGATTCGGGTCTATTTTGTTAATCGGGGCGCTGATATTCGGAATATATAAAATATTCGGCGAAAAAGAACCCCTCCGCGAATGGATCCATTACATCGTTATTTCATTTTTGATTGGTGTGCCGATGATCGTTCGCGGTAATGAAATTCAAATAAATATGGACAACGTAAAAGATGATCCATTATCTACGAAAGAAAATAAGGAAACTTTCGCAAAATCGAGCGCAGATTTAATATTAGGTTTCGGTTTATTTTTTCAGATTGCCGTATTTTTGGCATTTGGCTATCTTATTTGGAGAAATGTAAAACCGGAAGACAAAGGCGGTTCAACGAAAGTTGGTATAATTTTAAAAATAATAATATTTATTATAGGAATACCTGCGTCGATATTCTTAGCTGCGAGTCAAAAAAGTAAAGGTCTTGTTGGTGCCAAAGATTTAACCGAATATGGACAAAAGGTATTTTTGGTTCATGGAATTATATGGTTTATTGCGCTAGTCGGTCTAATCATTACGTTATTCGGAGACACTTTACAAATCATTATACATAAACTTCTAATACCAATCTCGGTCTTTGTTCTAATTATCGTCGGATATATTTCTTTTCCAATTACATTCGCGGCAACCAACCTGGTAGAACCATCAGCAGGAGATATTTTTAACAAAGAGAAAAAAACAGATAATGAGTTTGCAAAAAGTGGATATTATCAACAACTTCGACAAGAAGTCATGAAAGACCTAGCCAAAAAGGACCCGAATATTGTAATAGATGAAAAGGCGATTAAGGATGCAATACAAACCCGAGTCGACGAAGATAAAAAGAAAACATTCGCACCGATAAATGCCATGTTAAGCGTGGTTTCAATATTATCTGTAATTATTGCTTTTTTCATTCTTATGTGTTATAATGTTCGTTTGAAATTAGCATACTGTGGGAATATTCCTGATTCATATGAATATTGGTTGAAAGAATCTTTTTTTTATACGATAATGATAAATCCGGATTGTAATGATGTCGACACACCTGATGACGACGTGATACAGAAGAAGATCAAAGAAGATAAGATGACATCAGATGATTGGGACAAATTATTAATAGACCATTCCGATAAAAGCACTTCGTTTATTCGTTTTGCCAAATGGTTTTCGATGATTCCATTTTTGTCAGTTATCTTGCTAGTGATGTGGGTGTCAGTTCTTTTTACGAATGTTACAACTTCACCAAAAACAAGCGATTGGATTGCTAGTAAATTTACAGGTGATATGTTTCCGCGCGTGAAAGAACTCATCGACGCATTTTTTATTGTTATTATTGTTGGTCTTTTATTGTGTGCGATTTTATTACTTCCGATAGTGAAAGAAATGAATGTTGGAGGGCTCGATTCTATACTGAAATTTGCCCAATCGGTTCAGGTGTGGCAGTTCAATATGAATGATTCAAAAACGAATAAAGGTATTATCACGGGTCTAATATTTTTTCTCGCTGTATTCTTTATTGGTCTCTCATGGTGGTGGCGTTATTTAGATGTGGACAAATCATCACAAGAGTCAAAAACCGGAAGGGATTTACCTGTCGTTCCTGAAAATTGGGGATGGGCAATCGCGTTTGTTATTCTTCTCGCATTATGTCTGATACCGACAGGATATCATATGTGGGCAGGCTTGCATGATGATTTTGAAAACGAAAATGTTGTTAAAAGAGTATTCCGATCGATACTTACAACGATATATCTTGTTCCGTGGCTCTTTATAATATTATTCCGCGCAGGAATTTACAGTATTGCGTCATTATCGGGTATTCAAGATTTCATTGTCGCCCGCAACAAAGAACTTGACAAGCTGAAATTCTGGAAGTGGAATGCCGGCGAGATCGATCTTCGCATGTTTCCTACGGACAATGAACCACCGACACCAGCTAGTGTTACATCGGTTCACAAAAATGCTAAAAATGCTATGGATGTTGATAATGAAAATGGCGCCACCGAACCCACCGGAATCAGCGAAACCAAAGTAAGCGCAATCGGAAAGCTTATCAAAGTGTTATTACTCACCATATCCTTTGTAATTCTTATTCTTGCTGTCATTTATTATGTATATAAGATTGATGCCGAGTTTGTGAATAAAGGTGCTGGTGCCGATACAATAGCGTCTGGTGGTATCATGGCAAATTTAAATTCACCAACCGCACATACAATCTATGTTCTCATCGCAATCGTTGCCGTAGCCGGTGTTGTCGCGTATATTCGAGAGAAATTCAAGCAATCCAACAACGACAAAACACCCGAAAATTACTTATTCGATGACATGAAAACAGAAGATGAACAAAAACCACTTCGCCAACTCGCGTTTGGTGCTACCCATATTGTATATGTTATCTTAATGGTGATTGTCTGGATTTATGATCGCGAAAAGGATGACAAAAACTTAATGTCAGTTACGGGAATGACTGTATTAGGTATCGCCATTCTCTTCTTTCATTATGGACTAGAAATTATCGACACATTAAATCCGGGGAAAACGATCGGAGACGTAGAGAGAAAACCATCGGTAGCCTCAGTAGCTGATTTATTTAGCAACGTCCGCTTTATCATCAATACCGTATTTTTTATTGTATTGTGTGCGCTTGCGTATTATAAACAACATAGTGTAATGGTTGTGCTTATTTTGGCCATGTTCATATTCCATCTTACAAAATCTGTGATCGGGTTGAAATTGCTGAAATTATTGTGGTTAGGCATCATTTTCATCCCTTGTTTATTCTTAGACATGCTTCAGTCATCACAATCAATCATGGGTGATACTACACGACCGATATGGATTATCGTCGCAATCGAGTTACTTCTGATCGCGATCTTATACGGCGGACCTTACCTATTGAACTATATAGGAGCATCCGCATCCCAAATCGTACACGCTCCTGTATCGTTGAAACAGAAGTATGATACCAATTTGAATACACAGAGTCCGCAAATTTTCATTTACCATAATACAGGTATTGACCGATCTCCTGAAGATAAAGCCGCGAACTGTCCAGTTGAAGAGAAAATACGTTACAATTATTCTATTTCGGGATGGTTCTTATTGAATAATGCGGTGGCTTCATCAAATCATGATTTAGAGATATTTGATTTCGGTGGTGTTCCAAGAATGACCTATAACAAAACAACAACAGAGCTGAAATTGTGGTGTAAAACATTAGATATGAGCAATAATACAACATCATCAGAAACGCTGATATACAATTCGCGTTCAAATTACAATACGATTATTGCGGGCAAACCCGGATATAAACAAAATCAAATCAGAATGTTACTGGATAACGACGAAGATCTCGATGTGGCGATCCCTCTTCAAAGATGGAATTATTTCGTCGTGAATTACAACGGAAAAACGATGGATTTTTTCATGAACAATAAACTCTTGGTTCGAAGTGATTTTATTATGCCGGATATTTCCATGAAACCGATTACTGTTGGTGATACAAACAACAATAAAGGATTGAATGGATCCATTTGTAATTTAGCATTTCATAAAGTGCCGATTACGAAGGAACAAATGCGTTGGACATATACGATGTTGAAATCGCAAAATCCGCCGATGATTGGAATGACGACGATCGAGAATGAAGTAAAGGAAGCCGGAACAACAACAGTATATTCTAAGTAAATAATATATACAATAATTATACGAAGAATATGAATTCAAAATTAGTTTTAGCGATCGTTATTATTCTATTGTTGTTATATGTCATTTTTAAAGCTTTGACGACAACATATACAACTTTAGGTACGATGCAGAAATGGTCAAATAAAACGACACTTCAAAAATCGAATCTTCCAAGTAGTTTTAAAGCAAATAGCGCAATATCGATTTGGTTTTACATTAAAAAGTGGGTGAATGGCGCGAATATCGTGAGTTTTCATAAAGATGGAAGTGGTGGCCCAAGTTCCGCCATATTTAAAACACAGTTAAAAGCAAATACAAATACAATACAAATTTTCCCAAGGTCCGGCACGAGTGATACGCAATATGACTGTGAAATCGCAGAGTTTCCGCTTCAGAAATGGGTGAATCTTATTATCAGTTTCAACGGCACCGCAATGGATGTATATGTTGATGGCAAGTTAGTAAAATCATGCGTTGTAAATCGAGGTTCAAGTCTTCAAGAAACTGAAAGTATCGTTTTAGGCGATGACGCTGCTGCGGTTACAACCGCAGATGTTGGTTTTATTACGAATGTAAAACTTAAGGCCGCATCTATCGCACCACAAGAAGCGTGGGATATTTATTCTCAAGGTTTTGGTGGAAGTCCATGGAGCGACCTTCTCAATAAATATAAGGTGAAGTTAAGTTTCATCGTGGATAATCAGGAACAAGCAAGTGTTAGCACCTAATTCATTATACATGGGTGGGTATTGACATAATGAAGTTATTGCCTCTGTTTTCGAGTTCATTACAAAAACAATATATTTGTTTATATAGATTGTTTTTTTATTCGATTATATTAGTAAGAATTATATAATTAATGAGTGAAACCAACGGAGGAGATAGTGGTAGCGTCGGTGGATTTTTTAAAGGATTAACATCTAGCTTTTCGAAGCCGAGTGATGCTGGATTATCATCGACTGGTAGCATGAGCGGAAGCAACGGTGGTGGTTTTGGTTTACGTGAATTCATGGAGTCCAATAGTCTTGTTGCGAAATTCGCATTCATATTGATGGTATTTATCGTATTTTCAGTAGCTGTAAAATTGTCTATTATCGGATTGTCGTATTTGATGCTTCCGTCGATGTCCCCTTTTGTTTTAGATGGAACAGCAAATACTGAAGATATGGCGATGGCTATTTCACAGGATCCATCGAACGAAAACTCGGTGTTTATCTCACGATCGATGAATGAAGATGGTGGTTTAGAATATACATGGTCCACATGGTTTTATATTAATCAAGTTCCACTTGTAGAGGATAAATATTCCAGAATCTTTAGCAAAGGGGGTGAAGGAACAAAAGGATCTGATGGAATATACTACCCGAATAACGCGCCAGGGCTTTACATTCGTTTTACAAAATCTATAACTGAGACAAACCCGGACCGCACCGATAAAGGTGTAAATGTATCTATACTTGCTCTCGTAGATGTAAACGGTAAGAACGACAACGAAGCAGATAAAAAGAAAAACCTGAATGAACAACTTATCGCAACTGATATTCCGATGAAGAAATGGGTGAATGCGATCATTCGTGTAACAAACAACGTAATTGATTTATATATTAATGGGCGTCTTGCTCAGCGTCGTAAGACCGCAGGTATTCCATTACAAAATTACGGCAAAGTAAACATCGGTGAAAGCAAGGCAAGTAATAGGTTTAGTGGATATATATCAACCATACAATATTTTAATTATTCGATTGGTTCCAATAAGATCAAGAGCATCGTAGATGAAGGTCCAAATATGAAGATGGTCTCCTCGTCAGGAGGCACAGAATCTACCAAGAATCTAGGCTCTTATTTATCAAACAGTTGGTATGTGAGATAATATTTTTTTACATGGACATATCAGCAATACTGGTGTAAAAAAATATATATGTCGGCGGTTGTTCCAACATGGACACCATCATTACAACAAGATACGCCAACCGGCGATGTCTATTTTATAGGAGAATATAATCACCGGTATAATGTTTATTCCTTGAACTATACAACTACATTTAAACTTTTACCGGGAACATTCACATATCCAAGCACGTTACCCGGTGTCGGTCCACGGGATACAGATGTCCCCGCTTCTATTATTGAAAAAAGAAACACTCTTATCGGTTTCATACCACTTATTAATATAACTTCCAACAATAATTACGCTGATACACCTATTCTATTTTCATTTCCATCAAATAACTACGCAATATCAGTTGAACGTTTTGACCGAGACTATTATGTAATTCCACAAGCGTCAGGTGATCCAGCAAATACGCCAAATCCAAATGGTTTATATAAAAACCCTGGTGGAGAGAATATTCGTCTTGCTTATCGCAACGCTCTACTCATTAATGGCGTATATGACAATTCTGGTGGGTTTCGATATGACCAATCCTCGACCACCATACGTATGGAAATGAAACAAGCCAAAAAAACGATCAACGACGTAGATGTATTTCTAGAAAAAAGTATTTTAGTCCCTCTTACCATAACAAAGGGTGATACAGATATTAGTTTAAATACACCGTTCACGGGGTTTGGGCAAAGTAAAACCAATTCGATACCAGATAGAAATGGAAATATAGTGCGAGAGTGGCTTGATGGTAGTATCGATCTGAATTTCCCTGATTTCGCGAGAACGACGCGTACAAATATACAAACTGGAGCTTATGATTATGGCGACATTCAGTATTATTTAAATCTTACACTACCAAGGACATTCGATGTAAGTGGTGAATACATACAAATTAGCGGGAATCGTATTACATTCAAAAAAAGCACAGAAATAAGCCCGACGCTATTGAATCCCATACCGATTAAATTTCTTCAAGAGGAAACGCCGGTGTATAAAAGGTCGAATCAACGAATCGGTGATATGGCTACATATACTATCAAGCTTATCATCAAAAAATCGACACCGACGTTCGTGAATCAAATACCGGAATTAAATACCGGCGATTCAGCAACTATCTATAAACTACCTGATCTAAATAAAATGACGTCTGAAGGTTCGTTTATTTTAACTCCACCAGAATCCAACAATAAAGAAGTCAACGGAATCATCACGTTTAGTTCATCGAATGAAAATATAGTAAAGTTGCGTGTATCCGGCACAGGCACCGGCACCGTATATACCGCGTTTGTATATGGTTCTGGGACATCTACAATCACCGTAACACAAGCCGCGACGACAAATTTCAACCAGAAGGTCGCAACATTCGACGTAAATGTATTCGAAATCACACCTTCGATTATTAATTGTAATACAAATCTTTTTTATTCAAATCCGTATAATCGTCAGTTTTGGACACGGTTCAAGCCGGAATGTCGGTCGTCAAACATGGTTGATAGTACCGGTAAGCCACTTACGGTAAGTCAAGTCGACGAAGTGTATGATATGCGGCGCAAAGCTGAAATATTAAAATATAACAAAAATGTGGGTGGATTAACAAAAACGCAAAAATACGCGAAAGCGGCCCGTGGTGAGCTTATGCGGAATATAGGAAATTCGGCAAGATATACAACCGATGTGGCGAGTCCGTTTGCGTTGATTTGCCCGCCTACGGCCGCCAATAATCGCATATTATGCGGTCTTACAAGCGCATGTGGTGTACCCGGACCTGAACGCGTACTATGTTATGACCCCTCTATCAATTTATACAATTATAAACGCACGTATCAATACGAAGCGGGTCTTCAAATCACGTACAATATACCAACCACGATTTTAACCGAACCAACGAATCTGCGTATTCGTAATTATGATAATGTGAATAAAACAATTACACTTACATGGGATGCGCCGGATTCAAATGGCGGCTTACCTATCACAGGTTATGTCATTACATATTCTACAAATAACAAAACATGGAAACCTTATACCAGCGTATTTCCTTACAAGCCGGTCGCAGGAGATCCTCCTCCAACATTTAACCGGAATAGCGGCGAAATTAACGGAAATTCGGTTATTTTTCAAAAAATACCTGGGATTATCGAAGATATTCTTGATAATACTATCTATTATTTGTCGGTATTTTCGGGGAATGAACGTGGCTTATCGAGTGTTCCGGCGACAATCACATTAAAAACAGCATCGGTTCCGTCGATTATAAATGATTTCGGCTTTACGAATACACCGGATGAACGACAAAATCTGATGGTAGATTTAAAATGGACAGATCCTGTAAATACTGGAAGTACTGGCGGTGCGGCGGGAACAAGCGCAAGTGGTGCGGCGAATGCGGCCGGAACCATTTCATCTTATAACGGAACACCGATTACCATGTATAATTTATATTATAGAAAAGTTCCTGATACTACATGGACGAAAGAAACACTCACAACATCGAATGTTATCATGTCGACTTCAGCTATGGAAAGTCAATCTCGTCGTTATGTATTACGTAACTTATTTAATGAAAACCGGTATCAAATCAAAATTGAACCGATCAATAGTATTGGTGTTGGACCAGAATCCGCAATTATTACAGCGAGAACATTAACGAAACCGGGTGTTCCTACAAATATAAAGATTACATCAAGGTATGGGTTATTACCGCCTACATGGACAGATGTTTCGCGTAATTACATTAATGTTACGTGGAACAAACCCGATACAGGCGGAACAGCTATAAAATACTATAATATTACGATTACACCACCGTTGTCGATCGGTTCTGGACTTACTTATCCGTATAACATAAGTTCTACAGATACAAGAACATCTTATAGTGCGGATATAGGCATATTGAATAACAATTATATAATCGACGGATCCTATTCTATTGTCATGGAAACCTATAATGGTTATCTTAGTAGTAATGAAAGTTCCCGTATATTTTTGACTGTTTATCCAAACACCGTAAAAGCGTTGATATATGATATTCAAGGTTATTATACACCGGCGGGATTATCTTACGCAGAAATGATATTTTCGATCAACACACAATGGCAAATTGCGAATC